ACGCATTACGGTCCATTAGAACCAGTGTTCGAAGTTGCCGAGCCGGGTCGTAGCGATCGACGAACTGCCAATCACGTAGGCTGACATCGAGTTTCCTCGCCTCGACGAAGTTGTCGAACCGTGGCGTCACCGTGAGTTGGCCGAGACCGAAACCATATTCACGATCTGTTTTCAATTCGGTGCGTGGGTTCCAACACTTCTTGCTCTTTAGGCTTGGGCACGTCTCCTGTTCAACCTGGGCGGCCAAGGCCGAGCGCAGCGGCGCGTCTGACCAGTGCGCGGCCTGTTCGGTGGCTAGGACAGGCAAGTAGGTTACGGCGCCAAGGGGAAGTTCAGACGCCGCCGCACGCCCTGCAAAAGCCAGGAATAACATGCCGGTCAGGATGGCTGCTCCTGTCCATGCGATGCCGGCAGCGATATTCCCGTCTTCAACGGCTTTCTTCCATGCTACTTTTCCGTCACATGGCATCAGTGCCTTGCGAACCAGATAGACCGGTCCCGTGACAACCAGAAGCCAAGCCAGCCATTGGACGCGCGACAGCGTCTCAGCGCCGTGGTCAGGATCGGTGAAGAAGTACCACGCGATGACCGCCAGAGCAGCCGCCCACATGATCCACAGCCGGTAACTTTTAATGATGTTCATCGAGCACCCCTTTCAATGTGGTCATCGATTCTTTTTTTTAAATCCTCAAGCTCCATGTGGATGGTTTGAGTATTCGATTTCTGCGCTTCCTTGATATCCTGAATCTGGATTCCTTGAACCCGAATATCCGTTGCCAGCTCACTGACGTTGCTCTTCAGGGCGTAGTACAAGCCGATGACCATCGCCGCTACCGCGAGGATGTAGCCAACGTCTCGAATACCGAACACAACCTTGTCGACCCGGTATTCGTCTGACTTTCGCCCGCCGCGCCAACCGTCTTTTTCATCCCACGAATGATGTTCAGACGGTCGTATTGGCACTTCACGGTCGGATGGGTCAATCTGGCCGTTCTCGGTTTCGTAATATCGCTGGTCGCTTGTGATAAAGCCGCGCATGGCCAATCTCCCTAGTTGGTCACTTCGTCTTTGATGAACACTTTGGATACCGGAATGATCGCGGTCACCACGTCATCTGGGATCGTGGCGCCAGGCTTGACCAGTTCAAGTTCGTGGATACCCTGATTCCATGTCGCCGCGTCGGAGTCGTAGGCGCGGATGGTAATCGTGATGGTCTTCTTGGCGTTATCGATGGCGATGCCGCCGTTCTCGGTCGATAGGAACAGCAGAGCGGTCGTATCAATGACATCGTTCAGTGAGTAGGCCGTTCCGGGGAACCATTGCTTTGTCGCTGGTAGCGCGGTCGCCGCCCACGTCAGAGTCGTTCCGTCTTTCATGGGGCCAGTAGGCAATACGGATCCCGATGTTCCAGCCACCGTGCAGATCAGCATGTTCTTGCCGACCTTCTTCTTGATCGTATCGCGCGCCTTGTACCCGGTCAGATCGACGGGCGAATTGAACTGGATCACGCCGCCGGACGTATAGGCCTTGAATCCGGCCGCGTTGATGTCGTTGATCTCGATCGTGTTCGTGTCAATGACGGTAACCGGGTGGAAATCGCTGTCGCGTACGGCATTGGCTTCGGCGTTGATCTCGGTCATTCCCTTGACGTTCGATACCGCTGCTGGCCATCCATCAACCACGCCATGCCCGGTAACCGTCATTCGTACTGGCGCCGTCTGCTGAATCGCGGTAATCGGCTTATATATGATCGGATCAGTGCCCCAACGGATAACCAGCGTGAAGGTCTTGCCGCGGGTGATGATCAAGTCTTGTTGGGCGGCCATCATCGTTCTCCGATGTCGTCGTAGTTCTCGAGCTCGTATTGCTCGTCGGTCGCCGAAATCTTCGTTCCGAATTCGGCTTCGAAATGGCCGAGCGCGATACCAGCCTGTTTCGGGTCGTAGCGATCGGCGTCGTCAATGGAATAGGCTCGGTACTTCATCCAGGCAATCAGGCCTTGGTGATAACGCGTCGGGATCTCCGGAACGTCGTTGTCGCCGGACAGATCAACCAGCGGTTCGCGCGTCACCGTCAGCATCAACTCGTCGTCGGCTTTCGGAATGGAGTGCAAGTACAGTTGATTCGTACCGTAGTCAGTGACTAGGATCATCGGCGTCGACTGATTGGTCGAAGAGTCCCAACCGGGAAACTGCTCGTCCATGTCGCGTACTTTTCGCTTCACCAACGGGCGAGAACAGGATGCAAGTCGAGCCCTGCGGATGCTGATGATTCTCGGATCGATGTCGATCACCGGTTCGCCGGAATTCACTTGAACATGGCAAATCTCTTGCGTCCTCGAGTCGACCAGAAGGCGAGCGCGGCGCGCGGCCTCGGACTGGGCTTGATTGAGGAAGCTCAACGCCATCGCTTCATCGACGAAATAAGGCTTTTTCTTGTCCTTGATCTCCGCCCGGAAGATCGTCATGATTTCAGACACTTTCATGGCTACCTCCGTCGAAGATCGACCTAATAGCAACAAAGATGCGCGCCGGGTCGATGCTCAACTGGCACATCGCTGTGCCTGTCTTGGCATCCTCGCGGCAATACTTCATGCCGTAGTGCAGGCGGTGGCATGGGTAGCAGTCGGTTCCGTACGGCTCAATCGAGTACGAATTGACCCAGTGCTTCGTCAGGTTCTCACGCGATGAATGCGAGAGCAGGCAGACTTTACCGACAAGCGGTTCAAAGGCTACCGAGTTGAGAACGCCAGTTTCCGGGCCGACAACACAATCGGCCAGTTGCGCCAGCGTCAGCGTCTCACGGATTGTTTGCTTTCCAGACAACAAGCTCACTCGCGGTTCATTTTCCCATCCGGCTTCGAGAATCTGGCAGGCCTCGTCTCCGGTCAGGTAGATGTGGACGTTCGGGATGTCCGTCAATAGGCGCGCGATTACCGCGTCTTGCCCGGCATAGAACTTGTGCTGGCTGGACCCTGACAGCGCGTAGACGACGTTGAAGCATTCGCAATCGATCAATTCAGCGATCGTTTTCACTTCGTCTTGAGTTGGATAGAACTTCCCGTCCGGTTTGAACGGCACGCCGGCGATGTCGGCGGTGAATTCGTGATAGTTCTGGTTCATGTGCTTGTGCCGCATCAGATGCGACCAGCCATGATTCGCCCGGCCCGGCAGCGCCAACAACGTACCTTCGACCGACTCTGACAGATTGATGAAGCGATCGAACTTCTTGGCCTTGTGCTCCCAGTATTCGCCAAGCAGATGATTCGGCACCTGATCGTCATCCTGGATGAAGAAGTGGTCGACGTACGGGTCGTGCTCGATCACGCTCTTACCGCGCGGCGTGGTCATTACTGTTACGTGATAGCCCTGACGTTGAAGTTCCGGAAGAACTCCGGCCGCCTGCAGCATGTCGCCGAACCCACCATATCGAACAACGCAGGCCGTCTTTTGGCTCGATACGGTCGCCAGATATGGAAACGTGCGCCGTTTGTCGTCGCGCTTCTTCCAGACTTGCAGGAACGAGTACTCATTGTCATTGGCGCGCAGTTCATTGACTAGAAGCGACCAGCCACCATCGACAGATTCCATCGCGCGCTCGATGTCGCGCTGCGAGAAGTCGTGTTTGTGGTCCGGATTCGATCCTGGCGTTCCGATGTGCGGATACAGGTCGCGGTGCGGTAGATAGAGAACCAGATGGCCGCCGGGGCGAATCACGCGCCACCATTCTTTGAGCGCGCCGGCGTAATCGTCGATGTGCTCCAGAAGGTGAGACGAGAAAACAAAGTCCTGGCTAGCGTCTTCGAATTCAGGAAGGTGCTCGCAGGATTCGACAACCATGTCCGGATTTATTTCAATGCCGAACAGTTCAACGTCTTTCAGGTTGTCGACGCCAGTGAAGTGCGGGAATGTCTTATTCGGCCCACAGCCAAGGTCTAAGCCTTGACCGCGGGTGTATTCAACAATATCCCACCGCACTTTGGCGGATTCGTTGCCCTGCTGGTCATCCGGTCGCCACATCGATCAGGCCCCGGTCTGAGCAGCGATCTGTTCATCTACCGGAGTTTTCGGCGCTGTTTCGGCAGCAGCCTTGCGTCCCGGTTTCTTGGGCTCGGCCTTCGGCGCCTTCACAGCCTTTACGGCTTTGACACGCGGCGCCTTCGGTGTAGTTGGTGCCGGCGGCGTATCTTGGCCTTCTGCATTCTTCTGTGTTGCCGGATCTTCGCCGACGACTTCATCGCCGTGTGCGTCAAAAAACGCGCCATTCTGCTCGAACATGGCGGAATGCTCGCCTGAAATCTGGCCATAGGGTTTCGACTTGTCGAGTTTCATTGATCAGCATCCTTTACGGTTATTGCATCCCGGCTTTTCGTCCGGAGAATGCGACTTCGTTGCGCCAGTGATTCCGCCCTGGCGATTGATGGCGGTCGGCGAGACGTCGGCGCCATAGGTGTCACCGTTGAAACCGGTGCCGGTACCGCGATCAGGAAGCATCGGCAAATCGCCGTTTCCGTCGCGGATGTTCCCCGTAGGACGGGGATGATTTGTGCCCATTGCGCGCTCCTTAGCGTTCGTTTCCGTTCGGACGACCGCAGGCGCCTGTCTTACTGAATGCCCATTTGTCGCCTACGGAGTTGGTGCCGCCGTCGTCCTGGCGCTCGCAATCCGGATCCCAAGGATCGAGTTTTGCGGGCGTGACATCGGCGAACCCAGAAGAAAGCGCACCAGTAGACATCCCGCCAAGCGAGCCGCCTAAACCTGATGCGCCAGTGTTGTACTTGATACCGTCCATCGTGATCTCCTTCCAAGAACGGAGAGAGGCCGTCGCCCCTCTCCTGGTTGTCAATCAGTCTGGGTTAGGTCGAATCCCACTTCACGATTCGAGACTGTGCGGCCAGCGTATGCACGATCCCGAAGCCGCCCAAGTAGTACCAGGCGACGCCACGCGAACGACCGTAGTCGGACGGAATCTTCCCGCGCATTTCTTCCGGTACCACAACGCCCTCGGCCACCGTGTCGGCACCGAAGAAGTAGGCCCAGTTGGTTGCACCGCCGCCCCAAGCCGCCTTAGCGATGTTCGTCTGCTCGATGAAGCGAACGCCCTCGTAGCGGCCAATTTCGCCGTTGAGGATCATCTGGAAACCTTGCTGCACATACTGGTGCACGCTTTCTAGATCGTTCTTGAGCTGACGCCACGTCGAAGGGTGACCGAGCGCAAAGTAATCGTCGGCCTCGTAGGGCGGAATATTCCGCTCCTTCATGGTGTCGACAATCGCCTTGACGAAGGTCTTGTTCAGCGCGATACCGGTATTGGTGCCGCCGACCGTGCCCGTAGTGCTCAAGGTGATGGCGGTCGTGCTGGTGCCACCAGTCGGATACACGCGCAACATGGTTTTGTTGAACTCAGCCTGCGCGGCAATATCGAACGCCTTTTTGGCGTCGTTCTTGAGCACCTTGCTGATGACTTCCTTCACCGGCTGCTCGGACAGATCATCCAGCTTGCCAGAGTAGGGAACCGCATTACCGTATTCGGTAATCGTCATCGTGCCCTGAGTGATGGTGTAGTTCGTTTCCGGCATCGTGCTTGTTTCAGTCAGCACCGTGCCCTGCGTCGCCACATCCGAATAGACGTTCCAGTGGAATTCCTGCCCCTTGCTCTTGCCCTGGATCGCCGCGTCTTTCACGTCAGCGAACTGACGGAATTTCACTAGCGGTTGAACCGCCATACGAAGCACTTTCGACAGGTTATCCGAGTACATGTACCCGCCGAGAGAGTTCGTTACCCATATCTGACCAGTGGCCATGACAGCCTCCTATATGTGAAAACGGACTTAAAGTTGTCTGGCAGTTACTTGGGGTTCATGCTTTGCCCGAGCCGCGCTTTCGCCATTTCTGCAATGACGCTGGACACGTTCGGAGCTTCAGCCGGAGACACCTTGTTTCCTGCCACCACGTTTGCCGACTCTGGTAAATCCAGATTGGCTTTTCGCTCCAACTTCGTATCTCTGGCGGTACGTTGCGGTGCTGCCTGTTGACGTCCTGCTTTCTCGATCCCGAACAACTTAGCGACTTCTTCGGCTGATTCGCGCAGCGCCTGGTCTTTCTGGATGCCAGCGGCTTCCTTGAGATTCATGCGCGCGACGGTCTCTTTGCCGAGTACCACGCCACGTTCGTCATTCGAGAAGAGCGCCGGATAGTCCGTCTGCACTTCGCCGTATGCGCTTTCGACTGCGAGTTGCTGCCTTACTTGGGAAGCGATTTGACTTGTGTCGATCGGTTGCTGTTGGGTAGTCTGTGCCGTAGCACTCGCGCCCTGGCCGATCAACTGCAACATCTCTTCTGCCGCCCCTTCCTCGTCGCCCGAATAGAGCTTCGAGAAAACGCCCTTGATCTTTCCTAACCGTTCGACCTTGTCGTCTGGTTTGGCTGTTTCAGTTGCGCTTTGTGAAGAATTATCCCCTTGGTTTGTATTTTGTGCAATTTTGTTTGTTGCTTGTTCCGCAAGCTGCATTAAGCGTGTTGCTTCCTGCAGGCGCTTCGATGCCGCCGAGTCTTTCTGGTAGCTCTTGACGACATCAGCCAGCGGCAATTCGAGTTCTTCACCATCAACCTTTACTTTGACGCGCATGTTCGGATCGGCGTACTGAACCGTCCTTTCGTCCTGACCAAGTTGCGCGGCGAGTTGATCATCGCCAGTCTTCGCCTCGGGTTCTGGATTGGGTTTATCTGGATCCATACCGGTCATATCGACATCATCGGCTTTCAGCGATTCGCGGCGCTGGGCGGCGATCGCTTCCAAGGCAGCCATGCGTGGCGAGACAACAACTTCAGTGGCGCCATCATCATTGGTAGCGCCGGAGGTTTGATTCTCCAACTGCTCCAATGCGTCCGTACGGGTGGCATTTTGTGCAGGATCGGTCATTGTGATTCTCCAAATAAAAAGGGCGCCGAAGCGCCCAAGGGTAGAAACCGTGCAGGATTGCCCGGTCGGTTACTCGTCGTGCAGTTGCTGCATAGCGTGCTCGCCGGCCGTCATCGCGTCGGTTAGCCACATAATTGCGGTCGATGCCACCTTGATCTTCATCTGAAGTTCAGAAATGGCCATTGGGTTGTTCGGATCAACATCGATCAGTTCAGCGGTGGCAGCCTCTACTTCTTCGGCTGCGCACTTGGCGATGTATCCGCCGAGTCCTGATTGCAGGAACAACTTGGCGGCCTCGCCGGTCGCAGCGTTATCCATCAGATCCTTGATCATCGGATCGATGACGATTGTTTCTCCGGTTGGGGTCATTGGATTACTCCATCAGGAGCCTGCGTTTCGATGCCCGCCTGTTCCCCGGTAAATGGACTGGCCGGCGAAAGCGGATTGGTGCTTTTCGGGAAATCAACGGCTGGCGCCACGGCCTGCTCGGGTTGTGGCAGGTTAGGATCAGCGCCCAATGGATTCGGCGTCGTGTAGCCGGCCTGCTGCATGACGCCGTCGGCGATCGGCGAGACTTCCGGCATTGAGGCAATGACCTGGGCCGTTTGAATAGCTGAGTACGCACCTTCGACGCCACTCTTGACGCGGTCAGCGGCAACCTTCTTGGCTTCCTCTTCCAGCTTCTTGACCTGCGCGGCGATGACCTCGGGCGGATTCTTCGCGTCGAGCGCCGCTTTCAGTTCCTTGACCTGTTGCATCAGCGATGTAATGCGCGGATCTTCCTGCTCGTCGAACTTGAAGAAGCGGCCGCCGTCGCGGTGGCCCAGTGCACCAAGAATTTCCTTGATCAGCTCTTGCGGCTGCAGGCCGTATTTCTCAAGCAATCCTTCAGAGAGAATCGTCTTGATCGCGCCCATGCCCAGCGCAATCGCGTTCACCTTGTCGTTCGGATTGGTCGCGCTCATACCGACATTGACGTTCAGCGTCAGTTCTTCGGCGAGCATTTCATCGGTTACCGCGTCGATTCCGAACTTCTGGAACAACCTTGCCTTGCCGGCGCACAGAGCAATTATGCGTTCGTCTGTCTCGTAGTGCTGCTCGAGTAGCATCAACTGGCGCAAGACGGGCTCGACCCACGTTTCCACGTAGGTCTTGAGTTGATAGTTCTGCACTTGGTTCGAACTGCCGGTCAGGATGTTCATGCCGCCGACCGTCTCATTCAACTTGCGGTTGCTGGCCACCGACGAACCGGAGAACACGCCGGCTACGTCGTCATAGTCCAGATTCAAGCGGTCCTGCTCGTTGTAGCTGGACGAAGTCACGTCCTCAGTGCTCACGACCTTGACGTCAGACTCTGGATCGTCCATCAGCGTGACCGACCCTGATGCGTTCCGTACCAGGCTACGTACGTCGACCTGCTTGTTTCGGCGCACAAAGTAGCGCTTGTTGAGGACGAATTTAACGTTATCGATCCGCATGTTGCCGATCTCGTTGATTTCGTCCTGGATGTTGGCGCCAAGCGCTGAAGTTCCACCCGGATACGTCTTGTGCGTCTCGATCACGCAGTTGCCTACCGCGTAGGGCCGTATTCCGTGGGCGTACTCACTCTCTAGCGGCGCTGGATCGGACAGAAGCAGTTCGGTGCCCAGTGTGTAGAAAATCAGATCCTCGTCTTCCCACTCGATGATATTGCGATGCACCCAGACGATCGTATAGTCGGTGATCGCTGTTACCGGCTGCGTCGGGTCGGTTCGGTTTCCTTCGCGCTCCATGCGCGTTGAGTCGTAATTCTTGAGAGACGACATCATTTCTTGGTCGGAATACTCTTTCCATCGCTTTGATGTCATTCGCGAACGCACGTTCTTTACGTACATCGGCACCAGTTGAATCAGGTACGGACTGGTCCCAACTGGGTCATACCACGCTGCCGCCGGATCGAAGCGGAAGTTCTCCAGGGGAAGAAGCTCGACCATCGGCTGATCTTTCTTCTTCTTTGGGTTGTAGAGCCAGTGCTGGTGGCTGACCACCACTCCGGTCACCATCGTGTCTTGGTAGCCGCCGATGCACATCTGGAACCACGGAATGTTCTTCGTGAGCCGGTGCTGGAGCAGAGCACCCATAACATCAGCCGAGGCGCGCTGCGTATCATTGCTATCGTCGCTCGGCGTGATACTTACCATGTCCAGCGTCGAGAAAAAGGCTTCAGCGGCCACCGCCTCGTTCTTGCGGATGGTTGCTCGAGTCTTTGGACGGAAGATACGCGAGCGCGACTTGTAGCCTTCACTCAGGTATTTCGAGCCCGACGGGAAGCGAGATTGGAAGCGGCGGATGTCCTGCTCGATCCTTGCCCGGATATTGGCGTCGAAGTAGTCGGTCGAGCCGCTGTAGGCGTCTCGCGCCAGTTGTAGCGCCTTTGCTTCGTCGAGCAATAATTTCTCGTTATCAGCCATTTGAGTAATCTCCCAGTGTTTTACGGCCCAGCGGATCCATTGCCAGCGAGGCCACGGCGTCATGATCAACGGCGCCGCGGCGAAGCCTGAAGCGCTCCAGCAACTCACCGCCGGCCATGATGATTTGCTTCTTCCAGTCCGACGACGAGCTCATGCTCGTAAGCTTCATCAGGAAGCCCCAGTTGCCCGATAGCGCGAGATTGCGCACCGTGGCGATTCCCTTCTCGCCTTCGCAGGTCACCGCCCAGGCATGGCCAGGGTACGCGGCGGTCAGGCATTCCGACATCTCCTTGGCCATGTTGAAGTCGAGCGCCGCGATGTCCGGCGTACCGGTCAGGTCAATAAGTCCCATGTGATCCTCGTTGATGTTGGTCAGTAATCGGGTTCGCACTCGCGCTGCACGATGCCGGCCTTCTCGGCGTCCGACAGCCAGAGAAATTCCTTGCGCGTGTAAATCATCTTGATTGGCTCGGGCAACTGCTCGTAATCGTCCTGCGCGTTCTCGGCCAGGGCGTCACTGATTGGTCGTAGGTTCATAGAACGCCTGGCCGGTGTTGAACTTGCGACCGTTGGAAAACTCGTAGCCGGGTTCCTTGGTCGGGTCGGTGTCGGCGGTCAGCGGGTCGCTGGCAGCGGCAATGGCGACTTCCTCAGACCAGAGTCGCTCGCTGGTGTTGTTGTTGGCCATGGTCACTACTCCGGATTGTTCTCTAGCCACAGCGACATACGGTCTTGTGCCTTAACCAGACCATCACGATGGTTTTCTGCTTCTTCCAACTGACGTTGAAGATGATTTGCCCGTCTTATTGAGCGCTCCAGGTCTTCAGAGATGTCTTCGTGAGCTATCGCCACCGCCCTCCGTGGGGTCATGTTCGAGGGAACCGATATAAACTCTCTCTGGCTCTTGGCAGGCTTGCGCATCAATAGGTCTAGGAAATTGAATTTCATGGTCACACTCCGTCTGCAAACA